AGTCGACCGGGATCCCGATGCTGGACAAGAACGGCAAAGAGGTGATGCACCAGATTCTTGGGCACGCTTCGCTCGACCTCGGGAGCATCCCGCAACAGCGTTATGCAACGTACATCTTTGGCGGCTCGCTGCTCGGGATTCGTTGCCCTCAATCGGCTCTCGACGATATGACGAATTGGGTGTATGTACCTGGCTCTCCGGTCGTCGGCGGTCATGGCATCAACAGGTGCGGTCAGGGCGCCGCGGGCGGCGCGATCGACTCATGGGGCCGGCGGATTCCGTACACAAACCAGTTTGCCGCGAAGTATGCAGATGAGGCGTTTATTGTCACAACCCCGGCCTGGCTCAACGCGCAAGGAAAATCGCCGTCGGGTCTTGACCTCAACGGATTGCTCGGAGCAATGAAAAGCCTCTGAGCAGGAAACAGGGAGCGAGTCAATCGGTCCCAGGAGGGAATCACATGAAAAGGTATTTCGCAGGTCTTTGGTTGGCCGTGATGATGCTGGTGTTTGTACCCCTTGTGCATGCGCAGGTCACCGCCGGCGCGACGGCGAGCGCGATCAACTATCAAGGCAGTTGGAACGTCGGTACCGAGCAGACCCAGAGTGTGCCGCTGGTCTACTGGGGCGCCCAGAAAGGGAATGTGTTTTCGCTGGGCTCGCGCGAGATTATCAATCCCGGCGTTTTCAATATGTACGGCGGCCTGGGAAACTATCAGCCGGACATTTCCGCGCTCCTCAAGCACACGACCATCAACCCAGACCAGGTAAACCTCAGCTTTGACCTTGCCGGCGGAATTGCGACGCTGCAAGGCGGTACGACCGCTCCGGCGCTTGAGGGCCGAGTCAACTTCCAGGTGGCGATCACGCCGAATACCTCGTTCACCGGCGGGTACGCTGGCGGTGGGTTAATCGGGCGAAACCGTTTCGGAGTGGTGAGTGCGGGATTTGCGTACCTGTTTGGCGCGCCGTCGAGCACTCAGAGCGTGGCGAGAAAGAACTATCTCAGGCGTTACGCGCTGAAACACGCGGCGCAGTAGGGGACACATGGCGAACCCGTCGAAAACCTGGGTAATGACGCCGGGGCAATTTGCTGGGCTCGAGGCGAAGGTCAACGCCTCGGGCCTGGGCATTTCCATCTCCGGCGACAAGGGAGAAGCGGAGCACGATGGCGCAACCGTCGGCTGGCTTTTTGACGGGACGACCCTAACGCTCACGGTGGAGCACGCTCTACCCTTTACAGCCGGCGCCGTGATGGGCAAGGTCGCCGCGGCGATCGACCAGGGTTTGAAAAATCTGGGCAGTTAAGAGGACGCAATGACGAATCCGAAGGTAACGAAGATCGCAGTCAACGGCTCGGGCGGCGCCGCGGTTATAGTGCGGTGCACCATCATGGCGAGCTATGCCGAGATTCAGGAGGATCCGAGCCTCAACGCTGGGGTAGCTCAGGGCCTTGTGGGGCAGCGCCTCGACCCGTTTACCGGCGTCGGGACAGTGACCGAGACCTGGGAACCGAATACTCAGGGGCAAGAGGGTGAAGCGTTTCAGCCGATCACGTTTGGCGATCCGCGTCGTATTCATGGCGCTTTTGGCGACTACATCGGCCAGGGCGGCTCAGGCGGCGCTCCGGAGACACCAGGCAAGCCTCCGAGCCTCGGCACGCCTCTGGTCTCTCTCAAGAGCCTCACAGCAACCGCAACCGGGATCCTGCTCAAAGAGTGGAGCTAAACAATGGCCTGGTTAGTGAGCGGCGCCCGGCTCGAGGACGCGCAAAAGGAAATTCGGGAGCTCAAGGCGGAGCGCGAGCGGCTACTCAACCGCATCGCGCTCATGACCGGCCACCGGCCGATTTATGGCGAGCCGCCGGCGGAGACAATCCCCGTGACGAGCAAGCCGGCGCCCGAGGAAAACGATGGAGTTGTGCCGTTCAAAGACACGTCTACAGCCGGAGACCTTAGCAGTGAGACAGGTCTCCCGTTGACACCGTTTGATCGTATAGGTACCAACTTTGATCGCGCGCTGAGGCTGGGCAAGGTCCCGGCGCGATTCAGGGCGAGGATGCACTAATGGCGGCATTTCCCGGTGTGATGGGCAAATTGACGGCGATGGCGATGGCTGGCGACCCGCAGGGCGGAGCGGAGCACGGCGCGACTCCTGAGCAGGTCTCCCAGGTCTCGGGAGACAACCCTCAAGAGTTGAGCCCGGCCGACCAGTATTTTTCCGTTCAAGGTGTTTCCGAAGCCGACCAGAAGCAGCTCACCGACATCATTCAGGAGTACCGGGAATCCTGGGCCCAGGACCGTTTAGAGCGGCTCCGTCAGTGGATGGAGAACGTTTTTTATTGGAAGGGCCTGCAAGTCATTCGCTGGGATTCGAGCTCAAATTGCTGGTACGACGCGCTCGGCTGGGCCCGTTCCGAAGGCCAGGAGGATGGAGAAGAGACCGAGCTCGAGAGGTGGATTAACCCGCTCACTTTGATGTTTGCGAACGTCTTTACCGGGACCATGAGCCGGGCGGTTCCGCGGTGCGTTATCAAGCCGCAAAACGCCGATGCGTCTCTCAAGGACACAATTACGGCGAAGGCCGGCAAAGAGGCTCTGGGGATCATCGAGCGCAAGAACCGCATCAAGAAAATGGTGCGGTCCGAGTTTGAAATGCTGTACCTGTTTGGCAGCTATTTCAAATACACTCGCGCCGTCGTCGATGGAAATATGTTCGGCTGGGACACGGAGGCGGTCTTTGCCGACATGGAGATTGAAATGCCGGCCCGGTACAAGTGCCCGAAGTGCGGCACCGAAACCCCGGCCGCCGGCGGGCAGATGGATGGAATAGCCTGCCCAGAGTGCGGCGCTTTCCTCGGCCAGGAGAGTTACTTTGCAGCGGGCGAAGGGAATCGCAAGAGCCTCAAGGCAGTAGGCGAGAAAAAGGTTCCGCGGGCCGGCGTGAAGATGAGTTTGCACTCGCCGCTCGAGATTGATTGCGACCCTAAGGCAAAGGGCGATCGACCGCTGGAACAGACGCCGATTCTGAACAAAGAACTCGAGATTGATTTTGGCGAAGCGTGCCGTATGTTCCCGGCGCTCCGCGGCAAGATTGCGCCCGGTGTCGAGTCGAGCACGACCGAAAACGCCGGTGTAGAGAAGTTGGCGCGCACCGATGCAGTCTCCGCGATGGGCGGATACACCGCCGACAATACGATGGGCAATCCCACATTTTCGCAGACCTGGGTCACGCCCAACGCCTATTACAAGAAAGGGGATTACGAGTTTGGCGCCAGGATGGAGAAGAAGTTTTCCGAGGGCCTGGTCATTACGCAGTTTGGCCCCCTGGTCGCCGATATTCGGGCGGCAAACCTGATTAAGGAATGGTCGCACTGTGCCCTCTATGAGAATCAGGGTATCTACTGCCAGGCGATCGCGAACACCGTCGTTTCGTTCAATGCCCGCTTTAACCGGGTGATGTGGATTCTGGACGATTGGGCGGCCCGCGCCTCCGTTGGCTTGAATTTCTTCGATGCGGCTCGGGTCGACACCGAAAAAATGAGCGGGAAACGCACGCCGGCCGGCACCGGGATCCCGGTCCCGATGCGCGTACATGGCGAAGCGCGGCCGATGTCGGAGATTATGGCGCACTTCGACCTCCCGATAAACCCGGCGCTCTGGAACTATCCGCAGATGCTTTTGACGTTCTGCGAATTGATTGTTGGGATTCCGCGGCAACTCGGCGGTACCGGGACGCAGGATGATGTCGAAACGCTGGGCGGCCAACAGCTTCAACTCAGCCGCGCAGCTACGACACTCAAGCCGTATTGGGAGAACGTGCAGGACGAGCACGCTCACGCAAGTTTCAACGCGATTTACTGCCTCAAGGCGCTCATGCGCACCGGCAGCGTCAAGAAAATCTGGGATGTAATTGAGGCCCGCGGTGGCGCCTTCCAGAATAACGAGGTCGATTGGACCGCGATGGAGGGCGACGTTGAGGTGGTGGTGGATGAGGACCAGGACCTGCCCGTATCGCCCGAGGAGTTGCGTGCGGCGTTTATGGCGATGTTCGAAGCCCTCAAGGAAAACAATCCGGCGGCGGCCGAGTGGTTTGCGGTTCCGGAAAATCAGGACATGGTTTTAAGTTCGATGGTTCCCGGCTCGGCATTGCCCAGCGAACCTCAGCGGCTCAAGACCGAGATGGACATTCAGACATTGATAGAGAATCCCTCGGTCATGGTTATGGATCCCAGGCAAGCCGGCGCCCAGGTAGAGAAGTTACCCGTCGAGCCCGACAAAAACGTGGACGACTTTGCCGAGGCGAAGGAGGTCATTCGCCGGTACCGCCAAAGTCACTGCGAACTCCGCACCCAGAACCCGATGGCGTGGGCGCGGCTCGACAGCTACTACGACATGCTTGTGGACCTCGAGGCGCAGGTCGCGGCCGAGCAGGCAAAGCGTCAAATGATGGTCCAGGCCGCCGGCGTGCCGCCCAAGCAAGACTCGACGGACCCGGAGATGAAGGCCGAGATGCAGGAACTCATGCAGCAGGCCGGCCCGGCAATCATGCGCCTGGCGCAGATTATGTCGATGGATCCGGTATTAACGAAGGGCACGGCGAGCGCGCAGGTTTCCGCGGCGAAGGAAATTGTTGACACGACCGTTGACGCGGCCAGGCTGATGGCGGGGGGAAAATGAGGACCTTGCTCGCAGCAGCAATTCAGAGATTCGAGTTACACGTCGTCGAGCAGGAGCGCATGGTCGAGGCGTTACGGGCCCGAATGAATATGTCCCAGGTTGGCCGTTCGGCTCTGAAAACTCAGGTCGACGAAGCCCACTATCTTTTGAAGGTTTACGAATCAGTGCTGGACGGATTAAAGAAGCGCGAAGCACAACCGCAACCGCAAAACCAAGGAGAACACCATGCCTGAAACACCAGGAGCAGCACCCGCGGCGCCGGTAGCACCGGCCCCAGCAGCACCAGCACCCGCACCCGCAGCCCCACCGGCCGCGGCGGCACCTCAAGCTCCGGCACAGGCGCCAGCGCCGGCGCCTGTAGTTCCAGCAGCAGCCGCGGCACCGGCGGCCCCTGGGAAGTTTGACCCGGCTACCTCGCCGGTACCGCCCTCAAGTTCGGATTTTCCGGATACCGAGGCCGGGCTGAGTGCTTTTGTTGAGGCGGATTATCTTTGGTCGCAAGCGCATCCAGACCAGGCGGCGCTCAATGAGCG